TATAATTTAAGTAAATTTATAAAGGTGTTTTTAACATTGTTAAGTAAAGTTATTTTACAGGCTGTAAAGTGATTTTATGACTATGCGTATAATTTAAATGTGTACTATAAACAGGACAGGTATACATATTATAGCATTGTACTTGTAAAGCTGTACGGTTTATTGTACACGTTATATAACTTATGTTGTGTAACGCTTGTTGTACTTGCAATGTGTAACATTCGTTGTGTAACTAATGTTGTGTAACATAATTTACATAACACTGTTATGTTGAATTTTTACCTGTCCCGTTTATTGGACACATTAGCCGAACGAAAAAGCTAATAAACGTTAGCCAAAATTGCATTTTACAAGGAATTTACAGGGAAAAACTTACATTTTTGCTTGCTCAAAATTGCATTGATTACCCGGTTTTATGCCGTTGTCAACTTGACATTTTCGGCATTATGTCACGTTGACGGGGGTAGGTTCTCATTTCTGCAAGCCATCGTGAATGGTGGACTGTTCATATCTGTTCATTCAACACATCAGGTTTAAATTTACATCTCATTATATAGGCTTTCACCCACACTAAATCCACTTTTACACTACTCTAAAATTCTGCTCAAAGCAAATCAATTCACATCTAAACAACAATCTTCATCTAACAAGGATTCTGTCCTACAAAACTTAACTTAACTCAAATCTGAAATATCAAAAACCACTTCGGACTATTTTTCGATAAAGCATTGAATTTACTCAATAAAACTTAACATCTAAAAACAGAGAAAATCAATTGAAATCATTCTTTCAAGCCTATAAAAAGTTAATCTTTATTGGCTTATATCCAACAGAATGCCGATATTATCACTTCGAGCCTAAAAACAGGCTCTTTTTTTTATACCTATAAACAAGGTATAACCTATCTTTATAGCGGATTACACTTAATGCTTCGTAGTGATGAAATTATCTCGTCCGAAAATCAGAACAATATCTAAATGAAAAAGTAACTAAAATAAGCACACAAAATTTGTACAAAATAAACTATAGAAATTGAAAAAGATTATATCTTTTCTGTTGACAACCTATACCAGAAGTGGTATAATAGGCTTAAAGAAACAGATTATAAGATTTATAGTAAAGGAGAAAAGACAAATGTATCAAGGAACGCTGGATATGATTACTTGTGATAAACCTATAGAGAGTACCAATACAGTAGTTAAAATTGACACAGATGGTTTACACAAACAGCTCAGTGAATTAGGCGTTAAGAGTGAAACACAGAATACTCTTATAAAGAGCAAACACAAGAAAGAACTCATTAATCCTAATAAGAGCCATACGGCAGCTTCTCCTATAAGAAGTCTTGAAGAGATAGATGAAATGAAAGAATATCTCTTAAACAGACCGGAGAGATACAAGGGAACTAACATAAAGTATTACACTTATTTTGTAATGGCTATTAACAATGTCCTGAGAATAAGCGATTTAAGTCAGATCAGAATAGGTGATTTACTTCATACAGATGGTTCTTTAAAGGGTAAGATTACTCTTACCGAGAAAAAGACAGGAAAGACTAATACAATCTATCTGAATGACTCTATTAAAAGTGTAATCCCTAATTATTTGAGAAGTTTAGGAGTTTACTCAAGAGAAGATTATCTTTTCTCCCCTAGAGGAAAAAGTAATAAGCCAATGAGCAGACAATCATTTTGGAATATCTTAAATGAGATAAAGAATGCTCTTGATTTAGACTACACATTATCTTGTCATTCTACAAGAAAAACTTTTGTTTATCAATCTCTTATGAAAAATAAAGACAAGTATGTCTACATCCTTACACTTCTTCAGAGAATGTTAAATCATTCTAAGCAGGAAACAACAATAAGATACTGTGGACTTGAGGAAGATGACAAGAGAGAAGTCTACAATACTCTTTGCCTTTAAAGGCAAAAAAAACTAAATAACTATTTACTCATAGTGGATAAAATAAAAAATTATCTGCTATGAGTTAAATTAGACCTTAAACTCACCAAAGAAACTAATTCTAAGATTTATGGAGGAAAAAGAAATGTACGCATTTACAAAAATTGAAGCCAAGAAATCACCAGAAGATTTAAGAGAAATGAGAGAATATGAAAAATATCTCAGATCTAAACCTACAAATGAAAGTTTTGAAGAAACCTATCAGATGTTAAGAGATTTTGGTATCAGAATCAAAAAGAGTGAGATACCTGAAAAAGAAACAATAGGTTCACTTGAGAGATGGAGACTTCAAGTTATCAAAGATTACATAAGAAGTTGAGAACAAAAAATTCTCTCTTCTAAAGGCTCAAAATTTTCACTGAATTTTCTGTCAAAAAGTTTCGTCCGCAGTTTAAGTAAAGTATTTATACTTTACTTAAACGGTCTTTCTTAATTCAGTCTATTCTTGTGTTACTTTTTGACATAAAAATGAACTATGGAGAAGAAATATAAGGAGGTGTTTTTATAGGAGAAGAAAATGGCTATTTTGTAAAGATTCCAAATCGGTATATCCAATGTGATATTACTAAAAAATTTGGAATGAGCAGAAAATTTTATGGTGTTTATATCCTTATTGGGTTCTATAAGACTTGTGGGAATCATAGCTGGATTACTATTGATAAGATATTGCACTCTTATGGATACAGTACATCTGATAGAAAAACAAGTGTGTTTTCTGATGTTATAACGGTTTTAAGAGTTATGGTGGAAAATGAGATGATTGAAATTGAGTCTAATTTATCAAAAGTAAGGACTGACACTGGAATTGAAATTAAAACAAATAATTCAGTATTCGATACAAGTAAGAATTTCACAGTTGTTACTATAGAGCAGTTTAAAGCCATACTGTCATTAAGTAATAAAGTCAATAAAGAAAACATTTTGCTTGTTTATCTGTACGTTAAATCTTACATAATATCTCGTAAAACTGATATTCCTAATCCTTTTGACTACCCGGAAGCATTCTACAAAAGTACCGATAAAATTGTCAAAGACTTAGGAATGTCTAAAAGCACAGTTAATAAGTGCTTACAGATGCTCACAAGTGGGAAACCTCCTCTGCTTATAAAGAAAGAGATGGGATTTTCTCATAGTGAGAAAGATAAATCAGTTAAGAAATTACCAAATATTTATGTTCTCAATAAAAGCGGATATGAGACAGAAATCGCTTGGGCAAAAGAAAAATTACTAAATATGACAAGGGGGAATTTTATATTAGCGAATACGGAATAAAAATTAAGAACATAAGTGCCGGAATGCTTTATGATGTAAATTTGGGGGTAAGAGATTATTTCACTTATACCGAAGCAATGCTCAACAACAGCCTGTTCAGTTACTTTCTAAAAGCAAACGGTTTAGATGTTCACAAGAACAAGCAAAATGGAAACGAAAGCACTCGTGATATAGTATGTTTAGATTTTGATTTTGGTAGCAGATCGTATGATGATGAATTAAAAAGGCTTGAGGGGCTATTAAAGACGGACATAACTGCTGAATCAAAAGAAAGAATAAATACCGCTATTGAGCGAGTAAAACAGAACAAATCATTGTATTTTGAGAAGAAACGTGGAGAAATCCGTGATAAATTCTACAATGAAGGGGTTGATATTACCTATAAGATACGAGATAAGGAAGGAAATATCAAGAGTGAACAGACGATTCATTATAATATGCTATTTCGCACAAGTGCCAAAGCAAAGCTCGGACAAGTCATATTCATAAATCAAAAACTTTACAAGAAAGCATTTGACTGGCTGACGATGGGATTGGGCAACAAGATGGCTAAAGATAATGCAAAGATAGTTGAAATGTCTGCTTATTCTCCTTTAACAACGAGTACAATTGTAGGAATGTTACATATCCCGGTAAACGACATTCTTATTCTAAAAGATCAAAACAGTTATTTTAAGGCTATGGCAAATGTAGTCAAAGCTGATACCTATACTGATAAAAAAGGCAACACCAAAAAGAAGTGTGTTGTGGAACGCAAGGAAACAGAAGTCAAAAACACTATTTGGGATGGTATGGGGATTATAGAATCAGATTTGTTGCCTAATTGGGTAAACGGTATGGCTCTTCTCCGCAATCATTTCTTTAAGATGTGTGGCTTGCGAGGGCATTTACAACTATTCTTTAAAGATTGGTGTAGTGAGAATGGCTATGACTACTCTACTCATCAAGTACAAGATATGTTTGGCAATTGGCACTATCTAAAGGATATAAAAGTTATAACCACTGACAATGCTGTTAAATGGCGAAAGTTTATTGACATAATGGGCGGTACTCCAGAAGCAGCTTACTCCTATTGGTGTAATCGAGTTAGTTTGGATGGTGACATATTCGGTATTGTTAAAACAGATCATCCAAGCAAATTAGGCGAATATCAGCAGTTGAGTTATCAAATGATAAATACCCTCCCATGCACAAAAGACGAAGTAAAAGCTATCGCTCAGAACAGTATTGATTATGTAGAATTACTTAAGCAAGACAATGAAGAATTTGAGAGGTTTTTGCGTAAAAACGCTAATGAGATAAATCACTATGAGATGCTCGCCGATTTATACAGGCATAATAATGACTTTGGCAATTCAAAATGGTTTAGAGAAGAAAAGAAAAAGATTATCTCAAATTATGTTCATTATCTACGCAAGGGTAAGATACAAGTCAAGGGGGATAATTTAACGATATTTGGGAATCCTTATGGATTACTGCTATATACTGTGGGGGAAGACTGGACTAATGACCCTACCCTTTTAAAAGAACGAGGGTGTATACAATGTTATACTAATCGTTTTAATGACGGGGAATATTTAGCTGCCTTTCGCAACCCACACAATTCCCCAAATAACATTTGCTATCTGCATAACAAGCACAGTGAAGAATTTACGAGATATTTTGATTTTAGTAACAACATAATGGCGGTAAATTGTATAGAAACAGATATACAAGACCGAATGAATGGGTGCGACTTTGATTCCGATTTCTTCTTAGTTACAAACCAAAAGGTAATTGTAGAGTGTGCGAAAAGGTGTTACGAAAGCTACCCTACTATAGTTAATTCTTTAAAAGAAAGCGGAATTACATATAACAACACCAAAAGCGATTATGCTGTAATGGACAACAGATTTGCAAGTTCAAAAATGGGTATAGGTTGGTCTAGTAACCTCGCACAATTGGCTATGACTTATTACTGGACTGAAATATCCAAAGAATACCTTGACGATGAAAAGGCAAAAGAATTATACGATAATTTTGTAATCCTTTCTGTTATAGCCCAGATTATTATTGATAGTTGCAAACGACTTTACGAGATAGACGGCGAAGAAGAAATAAAACGCATAAGCAAAATGCCTTGTATGACTATGAACAAAACAATAACGGATGATAACGGTAACATTAAAATCGTTAAGTGTGATTACCCGGAATTTATGAGATACACCAAAGAAATTAAGTATACAAAAGACGGTAAAGAATTACCGTTTGCTGAAATAAACGAAACAAAAACCAAACTTAGAAACCGTATAAACGAAGATTTAGACTGTCCTATGAATTGGTTGGAAGAATGGTTAGACAAAATACAAGGGGCATCAACATCGGAAACAACTCCTACTGCCGACTTCTTTATTAAGATGAATGGCAAGGCTAACGCAAGGCAGATGTCAAAAGTAAGAGTTCTTGTAGAAGATTATGACACATTTGCCAAGTATCTTTTCGCAACAGAAAAAGACGAAAAGATTGTAGCAGAAAAACTTATTCAAGAATCTAATGTGTTGTTAGAGAAACTGAGAAAAATTAAGATAGGCAATATAGTTACGATAAATCGGCTTATAGAAACTTCGTTGGGATTAGCAAATGGAATTGGAGCAAGCAAAAGGTTATTAGATGCCTATAATAAACCTACAAAAAGAATACTCAACTTCTTGTACAAATTAGACAAAGAAAGGTTCTTAATTAACTTCAAGCCACAGTAAAACTGCCAAAAATGCAAAAAAATTGCAGAATGATTTTGCGTTCACCTTCAACTATCGTGGGTTTCACCCACGCTCATAAAAATTTATAAAATATGTATTATGGAGGGGAAACGATGAGCGTTCATCAAGTAGGCTTCACCGCTATTTCCGATGCGGTATAAAATATGGGCGGTACTGAAATCGTAAAGTTATAACTTACGGTCACGTTCTGGCGGTTGTGATATTTCTCTAACGGCGATATTACAACCGTTGGGTGTGATTGAAAAACAAAAAAATATTATATGAAAGAAGTGAAAACACATAATTAGAATCACTAAGTTTGAGATGCAGTATCTCTTAAAGAATGGTGTAAAGTTTGGTGAGAATGGACTTGTAAAAACAAAGTCGCACCACAGAAAGAATTACTTTGTAACCGAAACAAAGAAGTGTTTAAAATTACTTAGCGAATGTAGAGGCGAATAATAAAAGCCTAATTCACAACGAAAGGATTGATATTAGATTAACAAATATGAAGAACAACTACACAAGTACGGGTTGACACCTGAAAAATATGAGCAGTGTCTACAGGACATTCATGATAAGGTGTTAGGAGTTGAAGATCAAGATTGGGCTGACATAGTAATAAAATACAATCTGCCGATGTCAAAAGACACAGTTAGGAAAGCATCTTCGCAAGAAATATTCGGCAATGTTTTTGTATTAGACTATTTCAGAGAAAAAGAAAAGAACAAAGACAACAAAGAAAGTCTTGAAACAAATTACAGGACTGAAATATCAATAAATAAAGATGGCTCATACTTGAGTAACAAGTTAGTGGTGTTAAGCGAGGATGATTTAAAGAACCCTGATAGTCTTTTGAAAGCACATGGTTTTGATATAAAAGAGTGGGAACTTGTTTCCGCTAAAAATAATGCTTGGAATGTATACGGCAAAAAAGACGGAATTAAGGAATTATATTCAAGCAAGATAGTTATAAAGCCGAGAACTGAAATTTCATTACAGGAGATAAAGGAATTTTACAAGGAATTAGTTGATACATATAAAGCTCCGATAGTAAAGAAATATGATAACGAAAATAACAGTTTTATGCTTGAAGTGCCTATAATGGATTTGCATTTAGGAAAATTTTCAACCGGCGATATAGTAAAAGAAGTATACAACTCACAGATTGCAAGGGAATGTTTTAACAAGATTATTGACGCTTGTATCACAAGATGCAAGGGACTTAACCTTGAAAAGATTATCTTCCCAGTTGGGAACGATTTCTTCCATTTTGACACAGTAGAAACCACAACAACGGCAGGAACACCACAGGATGCAGATGTTAAATATCAAACATTGTTTAGAGATGGGGTTACTCTTTTGATTGATGGTATATCAAAGCTATCAAGCAAATTAAGAACACCCGTAGAAGTGTTTTGCATACAAGGGAATCACGATACTCTGTCGAGTTACCACGCTTTAATGGCTTTGTGGTGTTATTTCAACAATAACGAGAATGTTACTGTTGATTTGTCTACATCCCCGAGAAAGTATATTTCTTATGGAAATGTGCTTTTAGGGTTTACTCACGGCGACAAGGAAAAGAAACGGTTAGATAAGATAATGCAAGTCGAAGCATCTGAGCAATGGGGAAAAAGTACATATAGGGAGATCCATTCAGCCCACCTACATTCAGAACACGTTGTTGAAGATGGTGGTATAATCATCAGAAATTTATCTTCTGTTACGGGTACAGATGCATGGCATCACAACGCAGGTTATGTTGGGGCGGTCAGAAAATGCACTTGCTTTTTATGGGACAAGGAACGAGGATTAGATTCAACGTTCAACGTGGTTATTTAACAAAACTACAACAAAAACACAAAAATATTCAATAAGTAAAAATAACGGCTAAAAGCCTCTAAATAGAAAGGAAATTATAATATGACAACAAAGGAATTAGTAAGAACAATCGCAAACAATACAGGAATTACAATGAAGGACATTACAACAGTTCTTGAAAATTATCAAGAAGTAATCAAGGAAACTGTGGCAAGCGGTGAAAAGATAAGTATGATAGGTTTTATGAACATATCAAAGGTAACAATACCTGCTAAGAGCGGTGTAAGTACACTCAGAGGAGAAACAAAGGAGTGGAGTTCTCCTGTTCACGATGAGATAAAGGTTACACTTAGCAAGTCTTATAAGGCACTCTAAGGTGGTGTTTTGATTGACTAATAAAAAGAGTACAAATGTTTCTCTTGATGACGTTGCAGATGTTGCCGGTCTCATTGGCACTGAACTTGAATCATTAAGAGAAAATGGCGGTTGCGTGGCAGTTTATGCCAAGAGAGATTTCGCTAACGATTTGTTCATTGAATTGATACAATATGGATATGGTTTTTCTTATGCTGATTTTGATGGTCTTGACGATTTAGTTAAGGATAGGATTTATCTTATGATGATAGATAATGAGTGTAATGTCAGCATTGAACCAGCTATTAACTCTAATGGCGTTATAATCGTACATGATGCTTCTACTGTTTTAATCTACATAGATGATTGCCCTCAAAAAATAGCGGAATTTAACGAGGATGATGATTGCAAGATAATCTATTTTGATCTTGATGGTAATTCAAAGGTGAATAATGTAAATAAGGCAAAAGTGCAGATTAAGCATAACGGCAGCGGGGATGTTGTCGGATTTACTTGTGACGATACAAGTGATGATGGTTGTAGCTATCATTTTAGTTGCTACAGTACCGATGCGGAAATTGTAAAGAAATATGCAAAGGCATATGGAATAAACTTTTAAAAAACTATACAGAAAAGGAATTGTAAAATATGAACGAAATTGAAATTTTTAAAAATGAAGAATTTGGCGAAGTACGCACAATTGAAAAGAATGGCTCAGTGCTGTTCTGTGGCTCGGATATTGCAAAGGCTCTTGGTTACGCAAGACCCGCAGACGCAATTTCTGCCCACTGCAAAGGGGTCTGCGTTTTACCGACTCCTTCTGCGGGAGGAGTTCAGAACACGAAGTTTATTACGGAGGGGGACATTTACCGTCTTATTGCACACAGTAAACTTCCAAGCGCAGAACGGTTTGAAAGATGGGTATTTGATGAAGTTCTGCCCTCGATAAGAAAACATGGAGCATATATGACTTCTGAAACTATAGAAAAGGCATTAACGTCACCTGATTTTCTTATACAACTGGCAACGCAGTTAAAAGAAGAAAAGATGGCACGAGAAAAGGCAGAACAGAAAATTATTGAACAAGAGCCTTTTGTAAATTTCGCCAATAAAGTATCGGATAGTAGCAATCTCATTGACATGGGTAAAATGGCAAAACTTCTAAAAGATGAACATATTAACATTAGCAGAAATCGTTTATTTAAGTGGCTAAGAGAAGAAGGAATCTTGATGTCTAATAATATACCATATCAGAGGTATATCAATGGTGGCTATTTCAAGGTTATAGAAAGTGTTTATCATACTCCTTATGAGACCAAAACACAACAGACTACTATGATTACAGGTAGAGGACAGATATACATAACTGAGAGACTGAGACGAGAATATAAATAAAACAAATGATGGGTTTTAGGGAAGTGGCTAACTACCGCTTCTCTATTTCTATATGTAAGAGAGGGAGTGAGATTAATGGGAAATACAAGAAAAACAGTTTATAACAATATTTGTTCATCTGAAAAACTAGCACAGGTGAATCCAGAGAATATTCAGTTGGGAAAGGATTTCCTTGAATATCTCACATCTGTTGATCGTGCAAAAACTACAGTAAAAAGCTATGGGCATGATTTGAAAATAATTTGGGTTTTATGTTTGGAACTATTAAACAACAAATTTTTTGTTGATTTATCTAAAAGGGATATAGTCAAGATTCAAAATTATTGTTTGAACACTTTGGGTTGGAGTCCTGCACGAATGAGAAGAGTTAAATCTACTATTTCATCGTTATCAAACTATATTGAAAATATGCTTGATGATGAATTTGAGGGTTATAGACCAATAGTGAGAAAAATAGAAAATCCACCTTCTTGTACGGTTAGGGAGAAAACCGTTCTTGAGGATGAACAACTTGAAAAATTGCTAAATCATTTAATAGAGAAAAATGAATTAGACAAGGCTTGTATGTTGGCAATGGCAATGCACAATGGTAGGAGAAAGTCTGAATTACCAAGAATGAAACTTTCTTATTTTACAGAAGATAATATAATTTATGGATCTTTATACAGAACACCAGAAACAGTTACTACCAAAGGTAGAGGTTCAAGGGGTAAGCAACTTACGATTTATACTCTCAAAAATGGTTTTCAAAAATATCTTGATCTATGGCTTAATTATAGAAAACAAAATAACATTACATCACAATGGCTTATTCCTAAGAAAGAAAATGGAGTTTATGTTGATGAGCAAGTTCCTATAACAACAATGGATAGTTGGGCTGAAAGTTTTTCTAATTTCTTAGGTGTTCCCTTTTATTGGCACTGCCTTAGACATCTATTTACTACTAGACTGTCCGAATCAAACATACCCGATAGTGTTATTCAAGATATTATCGGTTGGGAAAGTGCCGATATGTGTAGGTTATATTGTGATACATCCGCAGATGCTAAATTAGGAAAATATTTTGACGAAGATGGAATTAAAACGGTGGAGAAAAAATCTCTGTCTGATATTTAATATTAAGGAGGTGGAGCTATGGCTAATATACAATCAAGAAACGATAAAATAAAGGAGTCTATGATAGCTCCACAAAAAATAGATTTAACAGTTGAAATGAGGTTTCCTTTATCTAATAATTTGGGTTCAGACAAAAAATACAAATGTACAATGTGCGGGAAGTCTTGGGATAATCAAAAGACACATTTTTCTAAATCAGCACATCCTAAATATCAAGCAAATGACGGATATATTGACATCTGCAACGATTGCCGAGACCTTTATTATAAAAAACTCGTAGACTTATATTCAGGTAATGAGGAACACGCAATTCGTCATATGTGTTTAGAATTTGGATGGGTATATCATATAGATGCTTTAACGGCTGCTAGGCAAATTTCTGCTGATAGGTCAAGAATATCTCATTATCTTGCAAAAAAGAATTTGGGGCAGACCGCTTCTATTGGATCAACCTACTTTGATTCGATGAAATATGAATATCAAAATAGGCTTGGACAAGTTATAGAAAGTAAAGAACAAGCAAAATCAGATCAATCTACTGTAAGTGCATCTGCTGTAGATAGATGGGGAGCAGGATTCACTGAATCAGATTACAAAAATCTTGATGAACATTATAGGATGCTAAAGAAAAATAATCCCAACTGCGACAATAACCAAGAAATTTTTATAAAATCGCTTTGCAATTTAAATATGCTTATGATAAAGGCTCTTAAAGATGGGGATTCGGATAAATACGTTAAACTGACAGACCAATATGCTAAAACTTTTAAACAAGCTGGGCTAAGAACTGTTGAAGAAAAAGATTCTAGTAATGATGAAACGTTCTGTATGACACTTGGTTTTATTTCTGATTATACTCCCGAAGAATTTTATAAAGATAAGAAGTTGTATGCGGATTGGGACAATATAGGTGAATATATAGACAGACATATAACGAGACCTATGATTAACTTAGAAACAGGTAGTGAAACAAGGGATAAAGAATACTTCGTACCGGATGGTGATGATTATGAAGAATGATTTGATACAGTATGCCGACGAAAACCAACTTGAATTGTACAAGAAATTTCCTTCCACTCATTATTTAAGCAATCAAGATAATGTGTTGCACGTTTTGGCTTGGAGTACATTTTTTAAAAGGAATCTACACAGATTTGTCATCGACTATTTAAAAATCCCTTTATTTGAGTATCAAGCAATTGCTATATATGAAATGGGCATCTCTAACTTAATTTGTATAATTGCTAGCAGAAATGATGCAAAGTCGTTTATAGTGGCGGTTTATGCAGTGGCGAGATGCCTTTTATATAAAGGAACTAAGTTTAGAATCGGTTCAGCTACAGAAAAGCAAGCAAAACTAATTGTATCAGAAAAAATAATTGATGAGTTGTGTGAATGGTCTCCTATATTGCGAAAAGAAATTGAAGATTTTTCTACAAGGAATAGTGACATTTTCGTTAAGTTTAGGAACGGCTCAAAAATATCAGTATTCGTTGCTAATGAAAATGCAAGAGGACTCCGTAGTAACGGTATTTGTCGTGAGGAAACAAGACAGATAAAGAAAAAAGTTGAAGATTCCGTAATTTCTCCTTTCCAAATGCCGAGAAAGCCACAGTATTTATTTAAATCCGAATATGCCAAAAACAAAGACTTAAAGGAACAGCCAGTAGATATTTATATTAGTTCAAGTTGGTATGATGATGGAAACTGGATGTGGGATATTTCTAAACAGGCTTTAACTGAAATGAAGAAACATAATGGTGGATTGATGCTTGCTTTTGATGAAAGTATAGCTTTAAAGCATGAATTAAAGACAAAAGAACAGCTTATAAAGGAAAGAAAAAAGCAAGATCCAGCTACTTGGAAAATAGAATTTTTGAATTTGAAATTAAGGGATTCTGTTTCTTCATATTTTACATATAAAATGTTGATTAATAGGCAAATTTCAAAATATGTTTTCTATCCTCGCTCTACTCTTGATTTCAAGAGTAACAAAAAGAACAAATATGCGATACCTAAATTAGACAACGAAATTAGAGTTATCTCAAATGATATTGCATTTGTTGCAGGTAGTCAGAATGATAATTCGGTATATTCTTGTATTCGTGCAATTCCTGAATCAATAGTTTATGATACTGAAACCGATAAAGTCGAAATAAAACAAGGATATAGACGGGAATATCCGTATATTGAATCTAACCAAATCGGTGATACCACTTTACAGGCAATAAGAATTAGGCAATTATATGAAGATTTTGAGGCTGATTACATTGTACTTGATGCTAGAAATGGTGGTTTGCAAATTGCTTATTCTCTTCAGAAAGTATTGTATGATGATGAAAGAGGAGTTGAATATGCTCCTTTAAAAGTAATGAACAATGACGAATATGCAAAAGTTTGTCAAGATAGAAACGCAAAACCTTGTATTTATGTAATTAACGCAACCCAAAACTTGAATAGCGATATTGCAATTGCTTTTAGAAAAAACCTTATAGAAAACAAGATTGACTTTTTGGTAAACTACAATACGGCAAAAGACGAAATTTTGTTGCAAAATAAAGATTATGTGGATAGTTTAAAAGATAATGTTGATTTACAAGCGGAATTTGAGCTTCCTTTTTTGGAAACTCAATTTATGATAAATGAATGTGCAGAATTGCAATATGAGAAGATGCCACAGACAGGAATTATTAAGATATATGAACAAGGGGCTAAAAGGAAAGATAGATACACAAGTTGCTCTTACGGCTCTTATTTTATAGATAAGTTGGAATTGGATTTATTGTCTACTACTCCCAAAGCAGACTTCTCAAAAGCAAGGCTATTCAGTTCAAGTATAGATTTTTAGAAAGGCGGTGATATGTAAGTGCCGAATGAAACTAATGATTTTGATATAAGTTTTACATCTCAAACAAGCGATGGTACTATAATAGTCACCTCCGCAGAAGAAATAGGAAAAGAAAAAATGCGTATTGCTTTAAGCACATACGATCCTAGTAACGATAAGTATTCTGTTTATCTTAATGAGGGGGTTAAGGCTAATAGCGGATTAACTCCTACAGAAATAGATGACTTATTAACTGATACACAAAACAGTCTTGAGAAAGTACAAAGAATCAATGCTTATAACAGAAAACTGATAAACAAGAATGATATTATCGGTAAGACTGTCGAGTCTCTTGATACCAACATAAATACAGACATTAAGATTACTTATGGAGATGTTGGTAATGTCAAGGATAAAAGAAACAAGCAGAAGCAATTGGATAGTTGCAAAGAATTGATAAAGGATGTAAACGAGGGAATACATATAAAATGGCTGATTAGAAATGCTGTTGTAACGTCATACACAGAGGGTAATTTTATTGCTTATCTTCGTCATGACGATCATAGCAATTATGCTGTTGACATATATCCTTTAGGTGTTTGTGAAATATCAGATTATAATGTCAACGGTGAGCCAGTTGTTCTGTTTAACATAAAAAATCTTCGTGATAGACTTAGCAAGACCTATAAGAAAAATAAAAAAAATAAGGCTTTATTCTTCAAAGATGTTGAAGATGAAGTCAAAGCGAATTACCCTAATGAAATATACGAAGCGTTTGTTAATAAGGAAAGTTATGCGATCCTTGATCCAAAATACACGGGAGTAATCCGTATAAATAATCTTAATCGTAAATATGGCGTATCTCCTATTTCTCGTGCTTATACGGATTTGCTTATGCTTGATACTTTTGCAGATACTGATAGAGTAAATAGTAAAGCTAAAGGTAAAAAGATTATACATCAGAAAATGCGTAAAGAAGTGTTAGGGGATGACAGTCGCAAGGATTATTTTGACGAAATGGCTTATGCCCACGATAACTTTATGGCATCATGGAAACAGAGTACGGTTGTTGTAACATCTCCTCCTACGGTTGAAGAAATTAAGTATGTAGAACCGACAGTAGAGATGACCTCGAAAGACACCTATAACACATATAGAGCGAAGGTGCTGTCTACTCTTGGTATTCAATTTTTAATGGACAGTGGTTCACAGTCTGTATCTACAGCATCTATCTCTGTTACTCAATTAATGCGTACAATAAATGCTATAACGGAGCAATTAGAGGACATATTACGCAAGTGGTATAGACAAATTTTAAAAGACAACCACTACCCTGTTGCATACTGCCCCCATGTTGAAATAACGGATTCAGAGCAGCTTGAACTTGATATGAGAAAGACTTTGAGTGAGTATTGCTTTAATACTCTCGGTGCATCAAGAGAAACTGCATTTGAAATGGTGGGACTTGATATTAAGGACGAAGCTCAGAGGAGGATGTCAGAAAAAGATAACAACTATGACGATATATTTACTCCTTACAGTACAGCTTATACTAAATCTGGGGATAGCAATTCAGAAGGTGGCAGACCTACCGACAGTAAAAATGATGCAAAGCAGGAATACGATCAGATTAGGAATGATACAAAATGAGTAAGTATGTTATAAAATGCCCGTGTTGTGGGGAAGAAATAAAAATTGCTATTGATAGTGATGGTGGAGATTCTGCCATCACTATTGTAATAGATAAAATACCAATTTCAACGCAAGAATTAAGCAATAAATTTGGTATTGAATTAGGGACATCAGAGAGTGAGGTGATAACGGATAATGAATAAAGAAAGCATTTTACTATCAAGTAAAACAATAGATATAGCTGAAAACGACTTGTGGTTAGAGCTGACTAATAGAATGTGTTATTACGATGACAAGAATTTGAACAATGTCTTGCTTCCTTATAAAGGTGTGGAAGATAAGGCTCTTGAATGTGCTAAGACATTGATTAATATGCCTGTACAGGCTCGTTATAAGAAAATTGCCGGAAATGATAATTTGGGTTCTCACGAAATGCGTATTGATAGTGATGGAGATGTTGTTTTTGAAACAGACAGTATAGGAACACATATTGATGTGTGGATAGAAGATACAGAAGTTACCACTGTTTCTGGCGAAACAAAAGTTCTTCCATGCTTATATGCCAAAAAGCGTATTTGGAAAAGAAACAAAAATCTGATAAATGCTATTAAGCAATTGTATGAATCTGAAAATGGGTTGGGTAGCTCTTGGGAAATACAGACTTTAGAGTATTCTTATAAAGATGGAGTAAAAACACTTAATGATTATGTGTTCCTTTCTGATTGTCTACTCGGTAGCAATGTAACTCCTGCTTATAATGGAACTTCAAAAGCTATTTCATTATCTGCATTAGACGAGCAAGAACTAATGATAGCAGAGGCTCTAACTCAAGATATGATGTGTCAGAATACTCAAGAAAAGGAGGAGAAAACATTGGAAATAGAAAAGGAAAATATGACAGTTTCTGAAACTGAAAAAGAAAACATTTCTGATAATGTTGAAAAGACAGAAGAAAATGTTTCTGCTGAAATTTCTGTAGAAGATAGCAAAGAAAATAGTGTTGATACAGTAGTTTCTGAACTTACTAATAACGATATTTACAGAAAAGCTAACGTAGAAATCAACAAGAAATTACCTAATGATTGGGGATATATAGCTTTTATGTTCCCTGAATCACACGAAATTTGGTACAACTATGGTGGTGATAAAGAATTAGATTATTACAAATTTACATACGAAGTAAATGGTGAAGATGTAACGGTTTCAGAACCCGAAAGGGTAACTCTTACTATATCTGTTAAAGACATTAATACTACTGTTTCAGAATATGAAAAGACAATTTCTGAAAAGGATGAACTTATTGTAAAAGCGAGTGCTGAAATAACCACACTCAAGGCTGACAATGCAGAACTTGCCGAATACAAGCAGAAGTTTACAGAAATAGAACAGGAAAAGATTGCATCAGAGCTTGCACAGAAGAAAGAAGATTTAATTGCTTCAGTTATTAAGAGTGGACAGATTACAAGAGAAGAAATTGAAAAATCAGAGGAACTTAGCGGTTATGTAAATGAACTTGATAAGAAGTCACTGATGGCAATTGTCGGGGAAAGATTATCTGCTTCGGTGGATAACTCTAAGGACGTAAAGGTTGATACTTCTGAAATCAATGAATTACATATTGCAAGCAATTTAAATTGTGAGGACACAGATGCTGTGTCCCTTATGAGAAAATTTATAAACAAGTAAAAAGCAAAAGGAGGAAAACAAATATGCTGAGAGAACTTCAGGTAATTATGGGTAAGCCCGCCGTTTCAAGTTACAAGGCTGGCGAGGAAACTATTACAACTGGTATGGCGGTTGTAAAGAACGAAACAGACAAAACATTTGAGTTTGCAAGTGCAGAGACAGCAGCAGATTTATATTTTGTAGACAAGGAGAGAATCCCTACGGGTATTAATGCTTCTAGAGAGAATATGTCAGATTATGATGCAGACTTCACCACTCTTGTTGAGGGTGACTTTGGCAAGCTGATTAACTATCTTCCCGGCGAGAGATTTGCAACAGATGCTTATGTAGAAACTGGTATAGTTGCTGGCGTAAGACTTTCTGCAAATACGGCAGGTAAAATTGTTAAGGCTGCTGCAACAGTTGTATCTAAGTATGTGTGTGGTGGTTTCTACACAGATAACGGTCACAAGCTCGTTATTGTAGAAGTATCAGATACTGTAGGCAAGAACGCATCCTAATTGGATTAAACAATAAAATAAAGGAGGAAAAATAATATGGCATTAAATACAGAAATCGCTGAGATTATGGAAAAGCCCGGCACGATGTTTGAAGTTGCTGAGAAGGTTGAATATAAGCAGTCTCTCACTTCAGAAGAAAAGGATATTTATAACGTTGCAGATTGTTGGGCAAAGGAAATCGGCAAGAAGGGTTATGATGACAACAGAGAAATTGCTGCTTTTGTAAACAAGACTGTTACAGAGGAAATTTATAATGCACCCGATGAGCTTCTTGATACAATGTTTAACAGAGGTTCTATCGGAGAGTTTGACGATGTAGAGTATACTAAAACACCTAAGAACACACTTGAGGCTATTGAGTCTGCAAAGGGCGGTACTGTTGATAGAAGTTGGATTGATACAACTGCAATCAAGCCTATTACAAAGAATAGACAGGTAGAAACAGACGTTTCATATGCCGACCTTCGCAAGAATGGTTTTAAGAGTGTTGCCACTCTCGCTACTTATGCAAAGGAAGCACTTCAGAATGCATTATTCTATGATGTATTCTCAATGATTGATAGTGCTATCGTTGGTGGCGACCAGCTTATAACAGCCGGTGGTTCTGCACCTACACAGGATGCTGTTGACAAGATGACACTTTATCTTATTGACAGAAACCCCGATGCTGTTGCAGTATGTCTTAGCAAGTATGCTCAGAAACTTTACAGAATGAGTGGCTATGAGAATTATCTTTCTGAAAAGCAGAAGGATGACTTTAACAGATATGGTCTGGTTAAGTTCCTTGACGGTGTTAGAATCGCATCCATCTCAGGTGCTAGAAAGACAGGTAAGGGTCAGCTTCTTCTTCCTGACAAGCGTATTTATGGTGTTGCTGGTATAGTTGGCGACCTTGATATGAAGGGTGAACTGCATACATATGAGGATTTTGATAACAGCAACGAAAAGGTAATAATCAGAGTTAAGGATTTCACATACTCTGTTGGCATTACTAACATTGAGAACTGTTGCAAGATGGTGCTTACAGACTAATAGTACCGTCTATTTTTATGTTATAAGCAAAGGATAGTGTCGCTCACGATACGGCGGTCTACCCAACCGCCTTCCTTTGTTTAAATATAATTGGGAAAACCAGTGGGTTGGTTTTGGACTAATTTGTCCAACTCACATTAAATGTAAAGGAGGGTATAAATTATGTCCAAAATTGATTTACAGAATATAACTGTTCTCAATTATAATGAGAATGATGTTTTTGTAGATAGCTCAAAAGAACATTACAAGTTTAATGCTTCAAGGGACGGTATTAATCCTACAATGCAAGATATACCGATAAGTGAACTTCAGTACATTTGCAGTAATACAGATATTTTTGTTACTGGTTGGCTCACTTTCAACGAAGATGAGAAAGAAGAAATATTCACTGCCCTTAGAGTACCTAATTGGAGAAACATTCTTACTAACGAAGATATAAGGGAAATCCTCACTAATCCTACAATGGAGGGATTACAGAGGATTCTTGACGTAACGAGCATTACTTACTTTGACAGAGTTAGAATTGTTATGTTTAAACTTCTTAGTGAGGGGGTTGATATTTCAAGCAAGGTAAAGAGTGTTGTTGATCGTAGATATGATGAACTTCAGAAAAGACAGCGTATAACATCTATTGTTCTCAATCCTAGAGTTGAAGAAAAGAAGGTTTCAAATGAACAGGTCAAAGAACTTTCGGAACAGAACGTAAAACTGCAAGAACAGATTGAACAGATGAAACAGATGATGGAAAAGTTAATGGCAAGTCAGACTTCGGATTCTGTCGGAGATTCTAACACAACAAAAATTGATGTAGAAGTCCCTAAGAAGAAGGCTGGCAGACCTCCTAAGAAGTCATCTTAACAGGAGGTGTCAAAATGGGGCAGACAACTTCTTTTGATACAGTAATTTCTCGTTTTCTGAAACGTATAGAAAAGGATGCTGACTTCTTTGCATATTATAATGTGCCTGTCCTCGAAGTGCAAGACCTTGTTACAGAACAAGCAACTGGATATATTTGTGATGCAGTAGATTTACTGATGTCAAAATGTGAACCCGATGTGGACTTCTATGATTATGATATAGAAAACAAGGCTTTTAACTTTGAACTGACACAACGGGAAATAGGACTTATTTCTTCGCTTATGTATGAGGTTTATTTTGAGCGTGACGAAGCACTCTTAAAGGCATTCAAAATAAGAATGACCCCAAGTGACTTAAATCAGTTTTCTCCTAGTTCTGAACGCAAGACCTTTGAGGATATGCTTGCAAATATTAAGAGAGAAAACATTAACAAGATTTCACGCTATATAGCAACAGACAGAGAAACGGGAAAAAGAAAAACCATAGATCACAGCCAATACGATTACGGTTAAGGTGGTGACTTATGGATATAACTTATTTTCAGAAAATAAATAACACTTATAACTCTAAAAGCAAACAAGAAACCGATTTATATTTACTCAACAGGCAGATAGATAATAACTTTGATGGGAATATAGATTATCACGTTGTGAAACGAAATGGTGAGCCTTTTGAACTCATTATAGTAAAGGATACTGACGGAAATACTTTTAAAAAGAAAATCAAGTCTAAAAACTCACAGCCATTCAATCTCGGTGACTATATTGAATGGCAAGGGCAAATATGGCTTGTAACACGACTTGATCCAGATGATAAAACCAATCATTCAGGGTATATGTATTTATGTACTGTACCTTTACGTTGGCAGAACTCAGAGGGCAAGATTATTGAGAGATTTGCGTACAGTGAGGACTTTACAAAATATTCTGCTGGTACTACAGGCAATAATTTTCTTGTTATTGGTGATAATCAATACGGCTTAACGTTGCCTGTTGATAGTGAAACTAAAAAACTTGCTCGTGATATGAGATTTGCTATTGACTTTGATGATTCGGATAAACCCGATACCTATATTTTATCAAATAGAAAGGTGAATCTTAACAATTATGAGTATTTTAATCGTGGTGGCACAATAATACTCACATTGTCATTTGATGCTTTCAAGTCTGATTGTGACAAATTGGTTGATTTTGGGGACGATAAAAAGGTTTGGATTTGTGATTACAAAGAACCGCAAAACCAAGAAACTAACACAGATGATTGGCATTTAGAAATTGAGTATTCAAGTCTGAAAATCAAGCCTACAAATAAAGTTAGCACAATTACGGCTCAACTTTACGATAAGGACGATAATGAACTGATTGATGGAATTGAATATGAGTGGACTATAACTTCTAATGTAGACGAATATTTGACTATAAAGAAGAATGGGAATACTTTGAATATTTCTCTTGCCAAAAATTGTACTGCTTATGGCGAAAAAATAATTATCCATTGTATGAGTAAATACACAGGGCAATCAAACGAAATAGAATTAGAAGTTGCGGAGGTGTGGTAATATGGCTACATACGATTATAAAAGTCTTGGGGCATATAAGGAGTTACTCTGCAATTTACTGATGTTTAGTGGCGATAAAAGTTCTCTTTTAATGGATATTATGATGCCCGTATTGGACGATGATCGTTTTGAGAAATACGAAAATTTCATTGGTGGTGAATATGAAACGTACACTGGAACAGGTAAAAATCGTAAAGTTGAATATGTAAAACTGAACGGAAGGTTATTCGATGTTCCGTTTATCTACACTACAATGACAGATGCGGTCAATTCTATATGTATGGACACAAACATAAAAAGTGTTAATCCAAACACAAAAGAGCTTGTAATAACCTTGAATGTTATGTGCCACAAAGATAATTTAGAGTTAGATAGTGCTACTAAGAGAAAATATAGATCTCTCGGTTATGTTGGTAATCGTTTAGACATAATGGTTGCTTTGATTGGAGAGATTTTAAACTATAGTAAAGCCGTTAATATCGGTATAGGAACATTAGTTCCTTTATCTTATAATCCAATTACTTCAAATTACCCAAATGCCGATTATTTTGGTAAAAATATGATATATACTTGTTCAGATTTTATGATAGACTATGGGAAATTGAGCAAAAATGGCACATAACTATTATCTTGAACTTATAAGAATGAAGCCTATCAATTGTGATGGGCTTTTAATATATCCTATTTCGTTTGGGGAAATATGTGATACGATTGGATTAGATAATTTTGAGAAATGCTTAATGCCTTTTTTAATGACGAAAGAATGTCTTGAGGGAGACGCAGAAAAACTTAACTCTCTTAATTTGTTTGAAGATGTTATATTGAAAGATAAAACTTTATCTCAATATGTTGGGGTAATTTTAGGACTGTTTTGCAAGGCAAAAGACGTTGTGAAAATCGTTTCTGAAATACATATCAGATTTGAAGATAAAGAGCCTTTTGTTATTGACAAAAACAATTTTGACGATGTTTGTGAAGTTATTATGAAGATAAATGCAAAAAGCAAAATCGAAATTGAGAAACCACCTAAGAATATGTCAGCAAGGCAACGTGATATATGGGAAAAACTTCAGAAAGGACGTGCTAAAAGCAAATCCGAAAATGAGATTCATATATACGATATTTTGAACATAATCGAATATGGTGGAAAATATCATCTTCCAATAGAAGAAATTGAGAAATGGACTCTATGGAAGATAATGAACTGTTATAAAGCTATCGTAAACGTAAAAACGTATGATGATAGTTTGAAAATATGCTTAGTGTCTGGTGACGGTAAATCTATTTCAGATAAGAATCACTGGCACTCAAAACTTATGGTTCGTGAATAATCACGGGCTATTTTTTATGTAAAAAATTATAGAAAGGTTAAATGGTGATTATATGTTATATGCACTTAAAGACTGTGCCAATCTGCGTGTAGAAAATGCCCAGACCGGTAAGGTTGATCTGTTTGTAAACTATGCTAAGACGTCCACAATGGAGTTCTCGTCAGACAGCGTGTTTGCAATGAATAAGAATGTTAAAGCAGTACGTTTTGACTCAAACCGTGAAGGTACATTTACAACTACTATGGAAGTATTCCCTATGGATATTATTCCTCTGCTTTTTGGTACAAAGTTTAGCAACGACACAGTACCGTGGGCTAAGAGAGAGGTTCTGAAGGTTACTAGTGGTTCTGCAACACTTACTGGTACACCTAAAGTAGGTACTCTTCAGGTATTTAAGGTAATGGATGATGATAAACTGACTCATGTTGCTGAACAGAAGATTGGAACACCTGCTACTACTGAAAATACATATTCAATAAGTGGTAGTACACTTTCATTTAATACATCAACTTTTGCGGAAGATGGTTATGTAGCTTGTTACTACTTTGTAGATCAGGTGGCTAAGTCTTTTGTTATTGATAATGTATCATTCCCCGGTGGGTACAGAATTTACGGCGATACTGCTCTTAAAGGAACTGATCAGGCTGATAACTTCGTACAGTTTAAGTTGCACAATGTTAAGCCCCAGTCAAACGCTACACTTACAATGGATGTTGATAACATCTGTACCCTTGAGATAAACCAAATAGTTGCTTAATAAGTCTTGCAACTATTTTATGTCGTTCCAATCGAAATTGACGAGTAGGATTGGAATAATTAGTGCGAAAGAAATCTGGAAAGTGGGTGACTCCATAATCAGAGTGGAAGTCTATACTTAATACTATAGACACACGCAACGCATACGATTTGAACCTTATCTGTGACGATAAGAATATAATAATCGCAAGAGTTCGCACAGCGAGTCAATTATAATTGCAGAAATTATACGCTAAAAGTTATGCTAATCTGGGATAGAAACAACTATCCGATGAAAATAGGTTTAATGCCTCAGAGTGTAAGATAAAAAACTTACAGTTAATAATGATATGAGTATGGGATATTATGGGTGATAGCGAAGGCAACATGATGACTTGGAGCACAATCGAATAATTTTAATAGGAGGCTTTTATATGGTAGAAATCAAGTATTCTTGTATTGCTACTCCTCCCGATGAGATTTCGGCTGAAAAAAAATATCTCTTTGGGCATGACTCAAAGGGATATTTTTATGCTGACAACAAAGACAAGCATTACTCAGATATTGAGGTAATCAAGATGCTTTTTAAGCCTGTAAAGGCTGATTGGAGTTCTGTTTTAAAAGCAGAAGCAAGGAATACAAAAATTGAGAAACCCGAAAAGAAGGGCTAACTATTAAGCGAATTGAAAATGAGGATATGCAATTCGCTGTATATCCTCATTTTTTTATTTGTAAAAAACAGAAAGGATTGATTAAATGGAAATAAGAGATTTTGATTTACAGGGATTTTTAAGAGACAAGTATCGTGGGGAGGAGTTGGTAAGGCTTCTCAATCCGAAACAGTGTTATTTTTATATGTCACAGGGCGTGTTCCCTCTTTGGAATGAAGCTGGATATAATGATAGAATAGTTTATGTGTTCTTGAAAGAACCTACTCTGCGTTTGTTCAAGAAGTGGAGAGAACACGATACGCAGTGGGAAATTTTACAGCATGAAAAGAGAGAAAGACAGGTATAACCTTGTCATAGACAACTCTGTTTTAGAGGAATATAACAGATACTATTTTCTACAACATCCAAAGGCAAAGAAGAAACCAATTGCACATCCGTATCACGAATCAATTAATGTATGGATGATTATGAAAAGACCTATGATGAATGCCTTAAAACAACGATGGAAAGATTTTATCAAATGGTACATAACGCAATTGGGATTTTCGGAACTTCATATTAACAAATGTGAAATTTCGCAAGTGGTCTACTACCCTACTAATCGGAGACACGACATTGACAACTCTGTGCCTAAATTTATTTTGGATGGGCTTACAGAGAGTGGAATGATTATAGATGATGACAGTAGACATATAACTCGGTTGACTTTGGAATGTTATGTAGACAAGGAAAATCCACGTACAGAGCTAACAATAAAACTACTTAAATGACTATATGAAAGGAATTAAAATATGTTTGAAAATATAAAAGCAAATAAGGAATACAGAAGAAACAAGAAGATAGCAAAGAGAGAACTTGCTAAGATTATGGCTAACACATTACCCACTATTAATAAGATTACAGTTAAGGGAGTAGATGTGCTTAACTTTGTCAATAAGACGATTGAGGCATCTAAGAACGTTAGTGGCGAGGAAGTAATCAAGATTATTCTTTCCAATTTAGCAGAAGTTCTTAAAACAAACGAAAGTAGAATCGTAGAGATTTTTACATATATGGCTTCGTTGTCCCCAGAGGATAGAGAAAAGATTATTTCACATTCAGTAATTAATACCATGAAGGATAACGATAAAGATAATTAAAATGGACATTTTATTGGGGTGATTTTGTGCCAATAAGCAATATGAACGACTTACAAAAAGAGATAAACAAATACATAATAAAGGCTCTTGAATTAACGAGAGATGAAATAGCAAACACTATAGCTTTGAAAGTCCTTGAATATTACTCTGAAGATGTTTTTAGCCCACCTGATAAGGCTACTCCTGATTATTATGTTAGAACACATCAGATGGCAAACGAATTGAAAAAGAGTGATGTTACTCCCTTTAAAAACGGTTTTGAATTTTGGTGTGGCTGGGATGATGAATATTTAAATTTTAGATATGACGGTGGTTTTGTAGTCAAAGGAAAAAGCAAAAAATATGATGCTATAACTGGTGAACAAGTTCTTGAAGCGTTTGATAGCGGAACACACGGTTACACAGTCAAAGGACAACATAGATATTGGCAAGAATCTTTGTCTGAATTAGGTGGCGAAAAGGGAATTTTAGAGTTATTCAAAAAAAATTGTATAAAGGTAGGTTTACCAATTAAATAAGCAATACTGCTCTTTTCTTTTGAGAAGAGCTTTTTCAATTTAAAGAAAGGAGCAAAAAATATGGCAAATGATTTTAATATAAGTCTTTTGGCTGGTCTTGACATAAACAAGAGCAAAGAACAGATTGATAAAGACATAAACGCTATAAAGAGCAATATCGGCAAGTTAGAAATTGAAGCTAAAATAAGTCCTGATACTGCAAAAAATATAACTTCACAGCTCAATAATCTACAGATTGGGCTTAAAGATATTACAATAGATAAAGCTACTTTAGATGGACTTGTAAATCAGATTAATTCTGCTTTGAAAGGCATTAAAATTGGTAACATAAATGTAAACGTGGGTAATCAAGCACAGAGTGTTGGGCAAAAAATTGGACAACAGATAAGCAACAGCGTTACTCAAGCTGTGTCTAATGCTGTAGCAACATCTAAGAGGTCTTTTGACGAATTATGGAGTGCCATGAGAGATAGTGCCCCGCTCAAGGTTGAGTTGGACGAAAATGGTTTTGTGGATGCTGCTAAAACGTTAGACAAAATCAAACAGAAGTACCAAGAATTTGGGCAAGTTAAGATAACCAATCAGAAATTTGATACAGGTGAATTAAAGTCTTTTAGAGTTAATATTGAACAGACAAATGGGGAATTAAAAGAAACTCGCAACTTTTTAGTAGAAATATCAGATAAAGAAAAATCTCTTTTGTTTCCAGATGACATTATTAAAGGTGCGGAATCTTATGTTCACCATTTAGATGAGGCTAAAAATTTATCTAATGAAACTGGAGAAGCCCTTAATGCTCAAAAGAAAGAAATGGCAGAACAGACCACTTATTATAAGAATAAGACAAAATCTGCTAAAGAAGAGCTTGATATTGAAAGACAAATTCTTAGTGCTGGAGAAAAACAAACAGAGGAACTAAATAAGCAAGCCAAGAAAAGAGCAAGCAGAGTTTCTTATAATCAAGGGCAGATTGATAAAAAGGGACTTAATAGTGATGATAAGCAGAAAGAGCTTAATAATGTAGTAAAAATTTCACAAGAAAAGTACAATAAAGCATATACTTCTCAGGTTGATAAATCTCTTGATAGTGTTTCAAAACTAAAGTCACAATGGGAACAGCAAGGAATTTATGTTGATGAATTTAAAGCAAAAGTTGATAATCTTGAATCTACATTCAAAAATCTTCAGATTGGCGATGTAAAAGGTTTAAAATCTGCAAAGCAACAGATTGAAGAACTCGTAACAGAAGCAAATAGACTAAAAAAGATTGATAAAATCAGTTTTGGATTAGATACCGACACTTATGGTGCAAAAGTTGAACAACTTGTAGCAAAAACAAACCTGTGGGTTACAAGCAACGGGCAAGCAAGAATTAGTACAACAAATTTGTCTACGGCTTTATCCAATTTGCAAGTAGCTTATGAAACGCTTAACAAAGATGGCGGTAATACAGAAGCTAATCAAAAAGCACTTATCGAATCAGAAAAACAGCTAAATGCCGAGATAAAAACTGTTACAAGTTCAATTGCTTCTATGAACGCAAGTTTGGCTAAGACTTCTCAGGTGGATTCGTTAAAACAGAAGATACAGAGTTTTTATGATAAAAATACTGCAACTCACGGTAAATGGGGAACAGAGTTAAAAAGGATGCTCTCTGATTTGAACAATGAGGCTGGTGTCACCAAAGAAAATTTTGGAGCTATAGGTTTAGAACTTAATGGCATAGAAAACGCTGCAAGGAGAGCTGGAAAGTTAGGGCTTTCATTCTTTGATACTATTAAGCAAGGAATGCAGTCTTTTAGTTATTGGACAAGTGCTACGGCTATTGTAATGCAAGGAATTACGGCTGTTAGACAAGGTGTGTCTACAGTTGTTTCTTTAGACACCGCATTGGTAGATTTGCGTAAAACTACATCAATGACGAGTGATGAATTAAAGCAGTTCTATTATGACGCAAATGACGTGGCTAAACAGATGGGTGTCACCACTGAAGAAATAATCAATCAGGCAAGTGCTTGGTCTCGTCTTGGTTATAGTACAGCAGAAGCAAGTACACAAATGGCTAAACTTTCATCACAGTTTAAATTGATTTCACCCGGTATGACTTCAGAGGAAGCAACGAACGGTCTTGTATCTGTTATGAAAGCGTATAAAATGGATGTTGACGATGTTAAAGATGGCATTATGTCGCCTATAAACATAGTTGGCAACAATTTTGCGTTAGATAATACAAACATAGTAAATATGTTACAAGATTCTGTTTCGGCTATGGCAGAAGCAAACAACACTTTAGAAGAAACAATAGCCCTTGAAACTGCTGCTTTTGAAATAACACAAGATGAAAACGTTGGCAATGGATTTAAGACAAACATAAACTGTCTTTATGTACAGAAATGTGCATAGGAAACATATTTAATTGCAGGTAAAACGTAAAGCCTTATACCACAATATAGAGGAAAACTACTATATGATGGTGCGAAAGCGGAAAAAACATAAGGATTTATATATGGGGAAACCCTAAGTATAAGAAGAAAATCGTAGTTCTTGCAGCCAAGTACCCTAACGTAATCCGTAGATCATACGGCAGATAAGACGAGGGTAAAGGTTCAACGACTATCCCCATGTCGGGATTTGGAAAAGCTAACAAAGTTAGATATAAAATAAAGGTGGAAATCCTGAATATCCAAATCAATAGGAGTACGGCTCAATCGCAAATGGAGTGAGAGAATATCTCTTAAATGGAAAAGGTATGACTGCTACTATTAATAATAGTGTGGTTAAAAAATAGTCTATTCTCATGTGAAAATATGAGTTATTACTTATGATAATTGAAATAGTATAAAACGAAAAAATGTTTTACTAATTTTTGTTTAAAAAGGAGCATTTTTAGTAACAAAGGCTAAAATATCCTTTAGAAGTAAAGTTTTTGATTTGACTTTTTTAAAAAAGGTGTTACTATACGGTGTGTAAAGAAACAAATTCCAAGGTTTATGGATGTATGAAAATAGAGTAAGAATAAAACGCTTTGCTTATTATTAAAAAGATAACAGAAAGGATAAACAGCTAGTTATAATATGGGGACATTAAAATATACAGCGGACAAACTAATTATACAGAACGTTATCTAAAACAGGTTTGTAAGGAAAAAGATTTAGATTATATCTGTCTCGATAACTTTTTATATAATTCTAAAAATAGAAGGGTGTTAAAGTTCATTTGTAAGAAACATACAGAAAAAGGAATACAAATTTTACCTGTAGAGAAAATTGTCCATAATAAAAAACCTTGTCAATTTTGCAATCATGCCAAATTAAAGGAAACTTTTAAAGAAGAAATGGCAAGAATTAATCCTAACATCGAGATTTTATCTGACTATAAAAATTGGGGTACAAAAGTAAAATGCAGGTGTAAAATTGATGGCTATGAATGGGATGGGAATGTATCCACTTTGCTATATGGTGGGGGATGCAAACTATGTGGACATAAGAAAAACTGGGATTCTCGTGGCAGAATAACTACTGTAGAATTTAAAAAGAAAATGAATGCGGTAAACAAAAACATTGAGATTATTGGAGAATACTGTGGAAGTCACAACCCCATTAAGTGCAGATGTCTTATTGATGGGTGCGAATGGGAATCTTACGCAAGCAATCTACTGAATGAAACTGCCGGATGTCCCGAATGTGCTAAAAAGCATCTGAAAGAAATTGGAAAACTATCAGATGAAGATTTTGCAACAAGAGTTCATCAAACTAACCCTAATATAACAATTTTGAGCAAGTATACTAATGCTCATGCTAAAATGAGGTTTAAATGTAGCACACATGATTACATATTCGCAACCACTCCTTGTAATTTTTTATACAAAGGGGGCAAGGGCTGTCCTTATTGCAATCAATCTATGGGTGAAAAGAAAATGATTACTATTCTTGAAAAATTGGGGTTTAATTTGATACAACAATACACATTTGAAGATTGTGTTCATATAAACAAACTTAGGTTTGATGCTTTTGATACGAGAAATAAAATTCTTTTTGAATATCAGGGGCAACAGCACTATTATCCAGTAGACTTTGCGGGCAAAGGGGATAATTGGGCTGAGGATCAATATTCAATTGTCAAAATGCGTGATGAAATTAAAAGACAATATTGCAAAGATAATAAAATTCCCTTGATAGAAATTCCATATTGGGAATATGACAATATGGAAAATTATTTAACCAATGAGATAAAAAAATACATAGCGTAATTTAAGGCTAATCATAAGTAATAATAAGTTGAATTGCGAACAACTTAAAATGTAAATAGAGTTGCACTACGACTTCGTGGGATTTCAGAAGAAGGGGAAGAAGTAGACGGTACACTTCAAAACATAAAGAGTGATCTTTATGATTTAACAGGGGTATCTATAATGCAAGATGCCAACACCTACAAAAGTACATACCAAATCTTAAAAGAAATAAGCGATGTATGGGACAATCTTTCCGATAAAAAACGTGCAGAGGCACTTGAACTTATGTTTGGTAAGCATAGGGCTAACATAGGTGCTGCTGTATTGTCAAATTTCAGTGCAGCAGAAAAAGCAATGGATGATATGGCTAATAGTGCTGGCTCTGCCGATGCAGAATTAAGTGTAGCTATGGACTCCATAGAATATAAGTTAAACCGTTTGTCTGAAACTGGTACAGGAATTGCTCAAAATCTCTTTAATACAGAAGACATGAAGAGAGTTCTTGACTTTGTAAACCTCCTTGCTGATGGTCTTGACAAGATTACAGGATTTTTAGGATTATTCCCCACAGTAGGTGCAGGATTAGGAGCATTTCTTGGAATAAAAGATGTCGGCATTAGTATGTTAGTGGCATACTAATCAAATTGTTTTGAAATTACCGACATCATAGGAGTTCTCTCCGATAGGAGAGTTTAGACTATGATAAGTATGAATACATACGATAAACGAAGGCACAATATGCGAGGAAAGCCGTAAAACTTATACTACTACCCTGTTATAAGGAAACTAAATAGGTAAAGTAACAATGTATAAACTCGGTGGGTTCGCAGGGACAGACCTAAATAAATTATATGGTAAGCCCTCAGAGACTGACAACTGCCGGTTATAGTTATATGAAACGATGCTATAATAATATACAGTCCGTACTACGATTTGTCAATCGTTAAAAATGACAAGGACTTCTCTTAGCCGTAAGTGGAAAGAAACAGAGAAAACGTGAATAATATATATGTAAGAAAACTGTACAAAATGAGCAAACGGAGAATTGAAATATGCACAAATTACACAAAATTATAGTTAAAATAAGGCGAAAAATAGTTCAAAGTATTGTCAACCGCAATTTTCCGTGTTATTATAAGCATAAGGAAAAAGATATGAACGTTGCGTTTTGGGAGGGCAATAATAAGTTTTATTTAATTCGACGTTAAATCCGCTTTTTATGGGTTATAATAAGCCATAAGGGGTGATAGTATGTTTAAAAAAGAGAATAAGGATGAGAGTATGGCAATAATTATTGAAAAAATAATAGAGATAGAACATAGAGAAACTATTGCTTTTATCAAAAAACAAGATTCAAGGATTCAAGAACTTAAAAAAGTGCAAGAAAACAAAGCAAAGGGTTATACAATTGATAGAACTTCAATATTGAGAGAGTTGCAGGAAGCTGGAATTTTGGATGAAGATGGACAACTAACAGCTATTTATAGTGACAAGGAATGACATGAAGATGAATAATAATGAATCTGCTCATCTCATGTATTCTACTCTTCCAAACATTGTAATTGGTTTTCATGGTTGTGATAAGAGCGTATATGAAAAAATTTTTATATAAACATGAACCATTTAAACTAAGCAAAAATGAGTACGATTGGCTTGGAAGCGGAATGTATTTTTGGGAACATAATCTTGAAAGGGCTTGGGAATGGGCTAAATCAGGAAGAACAAATCCTAAATTACATATTGAAGAACCTGCTGTTATTGGAGCTGTAATTGATCTTGGATTTTGTTTAAATCTTTTAGACAGCTACAGTATCCAGATGTTAAAAAAGCAATATGGAATACTTGTATCAAAACTTGAAATTGTAGAAGCAACCATACCCATAAACAAAGACATTAAAGGAAACACCGATTTGTTGTTGAGGTACTTAGATTGTGCTGTAATTCAAGACTTGCACGCAGAGAGAGCTAAGAATAAAGATCGTCCTTTTGATTCTGTGAGAGGCGTGTTTTTTGAAGGCAATCCGATTTATGAAACATCGGGATTTAGGGAACAGTCTCATATACAAATTTGTGTAAGAAACCCAAATTGTATAAAAGGTTTTTTTGCTCCAAGAGGATTTGAAAAAGATTGGAGTATGGTGTAATCAATTTCAAAATTGCAATAAAATAGCCCACCCAAACTTTTGGGTGGGTTCTTACTTTTATTAGATAACTCTGAAAGTTATAACTCATATTGTCATCTATGCAAATTATACAATAAAAAACACAAAAAATTCGTCTTGCTTTATTCTCAGAAATTATACAACAATATCGGCATTTTGGCAAGCAGACTAAAATTTTATAAATTCGCTTTAATTGCTTCTCTGTTTGTGCTATAATAAGTACATACTACATAAGGAGTAATAAAGTATGAGAATGTTCTTAGCGATACTTGCTTGCAAAGTGTCGAAATGTTTGCTTAAACTTATCGGCAGAGGTAGCAGTCTGCCGGGTGATATAGCACTTAAAATCTGCCCCGATGTACTGTCGAGGGTGAAAATGCCTCAGCAGGTCATTGCGGTTACGGGAAGCAACGGCAAGACATCGACCGTTGAGATGATTGCACAGGTAATGCGTAAATCGGGGAAAAAGGTTATTTGGAATAAAGAAGGCTCAAATCAGATAGCGGGAGTTACAGCGATAATATTATCCAACTGCACATTCGGTGGAAAGGTAAAGGGAGATGTTCTTTTACTTGAGTCGGACGAAAGATACGCAAAGTATTCATTTAAATTCTTTGCACCTACGCACTATATAATTACAAATCTTTACCGTGACCAGCTTACAAGAAACGGTCATCCCGAATGGGTCTATGAATCGGTTAAGGACAGTATCAGACCCGAATCACAGCTTATTCTCAATGCCGATGATCCGCTTGTTTCGAGATACGGCAAGGACAGGGATAATGTGATATGGTTCGGTATGGATAAGCAAGATTTCAGCACAGACCACGCTACAGGCGTATATAATGACGGTGCGTTCTGCCCCGAATGTAAGCACAGAATGAGCTATGACTACTATCACTATGCACATATCGGAAGCTATCACTGCGACAACTGCGGACACAGAAAGCGCGATACGCAGTACACCGTAACGAATGTCGATTATGACAGCGGTATTGTTACGATAAACGGCAAATATAAGATAAAACTGCTGTTCAAGAGCGTTTATAACGTATATAACATTCTTGCCTGCTTTGCGGCTTGCTCTATTGTCGGAATTGACGGTGATGTCATAGCAGACGAACTGTCACACTATTTCCTCAAGAGCGGACGTATTTTGCAGTTCAAACTTGGTATGAACAAAGGTACATTCCTTATCGCAAAGCACGAAAACTCCGTTGCAAGCGACCG